AGGACAACCAATTTTATATTACCCATGGGAGCTTGGACACGGTATAAGAAACAAAACAACAAACGTAAGAAAGAATGGCTACGGAGTTTCAGAACTAGAGACCTTAATGGATTTAGTGACATATATTCTTTGGGGAGTTCAGTACAACGGAAACTTTTTTAAACAAGGCAGTCAGCCAAAGGGTTTTATTAACGTAAAGAATGGAAACGTAGATAACACTGTTTTGAATGAGTTTAGAACGATGTGGAGACAAACGATGTCTTCTGTGAGCCACAGCCATAAAACACCAATGTTTCAAGGAATGGACTTGGAATGGATTGACTTACAAAACTCTAATCGTGATATGGAGTTCACTCAGTGGCTTGAATTTCTGATAATAATGTTTTGTTCTGTTTACACAATTGACCCATCGGAGTTAGGCTTCAATTTCAAACAACAAGCTCAAATCTTTGGACAGGAAGGACAACAAGCAAGGCTAGACCATTCAAAGAACAAAGGGCTAAAACCACTTTTAAGGTTTTTAGAAAGTATTATCAACAAATTCATTGTTTCGGAATTAGACGAAGGTTTAGAGTTTTCATTTACTGGAATAGACACCGAAGACGAAGCAGCACAGGTTGACCTTGATTCTAAGAAACTAACAGCAGGTATGATTTCTTTTGAAAGTGCATTTGAGAAGTACGAAGGGGAGAAATACGATGAGAAGAAGCACACAATATTAAACCAAGTTCACATGCAATTGCAACAAGCAAAACAGTTTGGAGGACATGAGAGTAATGCAGCAGTAGACCAGATGACAGGAGAAGAGGGAGAAGACCAAAACCCATTTGCACAGTTTGAAAAAGCAGGTGAAAGTGACCCTATCATAACGGAAGCATTAAAATATGTTGATAGTTGTTTTAAAAGATAACAAATGGAAAAGGCAAAAAGCATAATTATTTTTATATTGTTGTTGGTAGTTATCGGACTTATCCTCTATTGTTCGAGTGTTGAGAAAGAAGTGGAAAGGAAAGGCATAGAAAATATAGAATTGATAGATGCCAACAAACAAAAAACAATAGAGGTGATGAGTAAGGTAAAAGAGATTGACAGCCTTAGAGACACCTATTCACACAAACAAGACTCATTAAAAAAATCTTATGAGAATGAAAACAGTAAACTTAAAAAGAAACTGGAAAATGCGATCAATAACCTTAATTATCTTACTGATGATGAGCATATCCAGTTACTCACAGACCACCTATCCAAGAAAGATAGTAATTGAAAATGACACCATTGTTGCACTAAAGATTGAGCAGGTTAAATATATAAATGCTATGTTTGAAGTGCAAAATAATTTAGAGGATAGATTAATCATTGCAGAAGAGTATATTAAGGGAGTAAAAGAAGTGCAAAAGAACAAGGACACCCTATTGATAGAGTACAGAGCTAAAATAAGCGATTTAAGCACTTTAAATAATGAAATGAATAGTTTGGCTACGGAAGCAAACAAAAGAAGCACAGAGCTAAAAGAACGGCTAAACAAGAGCAACAGAAGAGTAAAGACATTCGCTATAATTTCCTTTGTCGCTGGAGTAGTGACAGTAATTGCAATAAATTGAGATAGGGAATGAAAACAAACTACACTAAGCTAAAACCATACGTCAAAAAGAACCCAAAGGTAACAGACCCAATAAGATACCCAAAGGTAATAGAGAAGTATGAGTTCGATACAAAAAAGTTATTCGCAGCTAGAGTTAACATGATGGTTGCTGATATAACCAAACAACTTGTAAACTTAAAAATTAAAGGATGATTTTTGAAAAAACGAATGACATTTTTACGGCTAGGAGATCACAAGAGAGAAAGGTCGGTTCAGACAAATGGCTGTTGTTGATGAGTGATGTTCACTTTGACAGTGCTAAGTGTGATAGGAAATTGTTCAAAAAACACTTAGAACAAGCAAGAGAGAAAGGTGCTGATATATTAATTTTTGGAGATTTTTTCGACATGATGGGTGGAAAATATGATCCTAGGAGTGGCAAAGCAGATATACGCCCAGAATATCAAGTTGACAACTATTTCGATACAGTAATAGAGGATGCTTATAGCTTTTTAGAACCATATAAGGACTTAGTTAAATTTATTTCTTACGGAAATCATGAGGCTAGTGTAATAAAAAGACAAGAGATAGACCCACTTAGGAGGCTTACAGCGATGTTGGGTTGTCACAGAGGTAGTTACCAAGGGTTTGTTCGCTTTATGTTTCAAAGACCAGATGGAGGTGCTATAAACTCAAAACTACTTTATTACACTCACGGTTCTGGAGGTTCTGCACCAGTCACGAGAGGCGTGATAAAGACAAACAGGAGAAACGCAACAGTACAGTCAGATATTTTTGTTTCAGGACACATTCACAATGAATGGGTTGTTACTGTTCCTATGGTTAAAGTAAGTCAGCAAGGGAACATAAAAAAAACAGATCAAACTCACGTCTCTTTAGGGTGTTACAAAGACGATAGTTTTTCTGGTGGTTGGGCTGACATGAAAGAATTTCCCCCTCCTTCTATGGGCGGAAGTTGGTTGAGATTTTTGTACGATAAAGAGAAAGATGAAATGGTTTATGAAGTAATGAGAGCGATATAATATGCTATTCACCTTAGAACAAGTACAACAGATCACAGGAATTATAGACTTTCATTTCTCCTATTTGATTTTTCAAGTATTGGGGAAAGAAAGTCTATCCGATTTCGACAAAATGACATTAGAATATAACGGAATAGACTTAACTACATTGGTAGATAAGTTTCCTCCCTATTGGCAGAGCTATATCTTTGGTAGGCTAACGGCTCAATTAAACAATTATCAGTCAGGAAAAATAGATTACAACGATTTCCGTAAGTACATCCAAAGAGGGCAATACGTACCACTAACAAGCAGAGAAAAACAATCCTATGAGATAGCAAGGCAAAAATCATACGGACACATCAAAGGGCTTGGTGATAGGATGAAGAATCAAGTTAACGGAGTGATAACAGAAGAAGTTGAGAGAAGTAGAGAAAGTTATGAAAAAATAATAGGCGATGAATTAAAAAGAGGTGTTCAAGACAGAAAGTCAATAAGTTCAATAGTAAGCGAAATAGGACACAAAACAAACGAATGGAATAGAGATTGGGGAAGGATTGTCGAAACAGAAATGCAAGACATTTTCAATAAGGGGAGAGCAGAACAGATAAGAAAAGACAAGGGTTCAGATGTGCTGGTGTATAAAGAGGTGTACCCAAAAGCATGTTTCCCTGTAAAAGATACAGAGTACCTAACAAGCGATGGTTTTAAGTTACTTAGTGACATAAAAGGAGATGAGGACGTGTACTCTTTTAACTTAAAAACAGGAAGGGGTGAGTGGGCGAAGATAAAATCAATAATAAGGTACCATTATGTTGGTGATATGCATCAATACAAGAACTCATCTTTAGATTTGGTATCTACCCCAAACCACAATCATTTAGTTGGGAAATTGGTTTCTGGAAGTAGAAAACCCCCCGTTTACGAAAACGAACTTATGGACAGTAGGGACATGAGAGGTTTAAAAGCTAGGGATAAAATGTATTTAGCTTCAGATAAATTTGATGGGGTAAAGGATGAAGAAATAGTTATTGGAGGGAAAACAATAAAGACTGAATACTTTGCTAAATTTATGGGGTGGTACCTGAGCGAAGGACATGCGACATTTAGAAGGCATAAGATAAAGCAGGGGGGTTCATGTATGTCTCAGATTTGCATAACTCAAACAAAAGAGCATAACTTTGAAGAAATAAGGGAAGTTTTTTCAAATACTTTCCCTGACAGAAACATCCTATACACAGGCAAATTGAGGTTTGTCGCTAACTTAGACTCATCTTATGACGATTTAGTTCTTTGGTTCATATCGCTAGGCAAGGCAGTAACAAAATTTATACCCAAGCAAATAAAAGAGCTGGATAGTAAATATTTGGAAATGTTTTTAGGCGCATACCTGTCAGGGGACGGTCATAGAGGCAAGGGGGTGTTAGGAAAGAGAGGAAATGTTATTCTTAACCCCAAAACAATCTTCACGTCTTCAAAAAAAATGGCAGATGATTTAAGTGAGGTAATTCTAAAGTGCGGGTACAGTCCGGGGCTTAGCGTTAGAGACTGTATAGGTGCAACCACTTACAAGAAAAATGGCAAAAAAATTGTAACCAAGCATTTAAGGTACGTTGTCAGGATAAACAAAAGAAAGGATGTTAAAAATATAAACAAGTACTTTAGCGTTATTACTGGATGGGAAGGCGAGGTAGGCTGTTTAGAATTAGATAAAAACTACACTCTATTTGTCAGAAGAAATAATAAAAGTATATGGACTGGTAATTGCCGCCACTGTATTCGTTTATACCTTACAAATGGAGTAGGCAGTCAGCCAAAACTGTTCACTTTGCCACAACTTGAAGCCAATGGAGATAACATAGGAAAGAAGGTAAATGACTGGAAAGCAACGGTTTCACCGTGTCACCCGCATTGCCGCTGTGACCTGAATTATTTACCTAAAGACTATGAATGGGATGAAGAAAAAGAGAGGTTTGACGTACCTAAAAATTACGTTCCGAAAGTTCAAAGAATGAGTAAAGTTAAAATAACAGTAGGAGATAAAGTGTTTGAAGTGTAATGGGAAAAACAAGAAAGTTTGAGCCTATAAGGAAAGAGAAAGGTTCAAAGAGGGGTAAATTTGAGAAAAAAGACAGAATAAAGATAAAAAAGATTGATGGCAATGATTATCAATAACAAAACTTTAAAGTTCCGTTAGATTTTTGTATCTTTATAGCGTAAAAATTTGAATAAAACAATGGAACTGGAAGTGAATATGTTTTTAACAATAGTTATAATTCTTTTGTCCGTGGTAGGGACAGTTATATGTGCATTACTTTTTTTTGGAGGTTCAGAGGCATTAAAAGAACTTAGCAAGATAGCAAAAAGTATAGAAAGACTGATCGTGGAGAATGACAATGAACACAACAATATAAGAAAAAGATTGTTGAGAAACGAACAGGAAACATCAAGGGCGCATCAAAAAATAGATAATCACCTTCTAAACCAAACCTCAAATGGGTAAATTCTTAGAGATATTAAATTTGTTCGGAGTTAAGGCCACTACAATAGCTTGGTTGTCACTAATGATAATGACAGGAACAACAGCATCTAGCATTACCATATTTATGCTTGATTTTAAGAAGTCAATAAGCAAGCTGGAGCAAATGGAAGCGAAAGTAGATGAGATAAACGCAAATCTTATCGAATACGC